TCCCCTCCCCCTCCGAGAGCGCCCCTGGCCGCGTTGTTGTCCCAGGTCAGAGCAACAACAACAACCACAACAACGCCGACGAGTGGGTCAGCCGAGAGGGGTACATCCTGCGAGCCGACCCCGACAACCCGGCCCGGACGATCGTCGTCCACTCCGCCGACGCTGCATGACCCACCGCGTCCCCGAGACCACCCGTCACCCCAACCGAGGAGAACTCCATGACCAAGACCGAAGCCATCGCCCTCGCCGCCCGCGAGCTCATCGCGCACGGCGGACCCGCCTGCCTGACCGACCCCCACATCGCCCTGCGAGCCATGGACGACGCCATGGCCCTGGGCGGGGCGCCACCGAAGAGGAGATCAAGGCCGAGATGCGCCGCCAGCGCGAGCACCCCGACGCCTGACCACACCCCGCCCCGGGTTCACTCCCCGTAGCGACCAGAGCCCCCGTTCGGCCACCAGCCGGGCGGGGGCTCTGCCATGCTCGGCCCCATGTCGTCGTACACCTACCGGTGCGGGGTCTGCCGGACCGTCAGCGCCCACCCCGACGAGGCCTCCGCCGAAGCCGAGCGCGCCGAGCACGCCCGCCTGGTCCACCACGGCCGCCACCCCGAGGACCAGTCGATCCACTACCTCCCACCCCCTCCCCCACCCACCCTCGGCGCCCGCCTGCGCCACCGCCGGTACCGCCTCCGCCAACGGATCGACCGCGCCGAACGCACCGCCGTCGCCGCTCTCCTCCTCTTCTTCGGCGCCCTCATGGCCCTCGGCCTGCTCTACCGGATCGGCGAGCTCATCTTCGGCTGACCCACGCCTTCCCTGCCGCCGGAGGGTGCGTCAGCTCGCCGCACTGCTGCCTTCGGCGGCCTCCCTGCCGAGGGAGGGGTGGCTCGTCCGATGCTGGTCGACACGTGGAACGATCTCCCAACCACGACGCGGCACGATGTTCACCGGCCGCTGGAACGAGCCGCGACTCGCTGAACTCGTGCTCGCCCTGCGGTCACTGGCCTGACCAGATATTCGTGCAACTGTGCCTGGAGGCAAGCCGAGAACGACTGCACCGCCGCCGGCACCATCACCCTCAACGGCGAGCCCATCGTCGTCATCTGCAACCTGCCACCCCACGACAGCAACTGGCACCACGACGTCGTCCACGGCGACTGGAGCGGCGAGGAGCCGGAGTGATAGACGACCTGGCGGCCGTCCTGAAGGAGCACCTCGGCGCCGGCCGCCGGCGCACCGATGAACTCCTCGCGGTGCTCGGCGCGTTCGACCGGCTCCGTCTCGAACTCGACGACCTCGAAGCGCAGGCCCTCATCGAGGCGCGGCGTCGCGGCATGGACTGGCGGCAGATCAGCCAAGCCCAGGGACTCAAATCGCCGCAGGCCGCCTCCCAGCGCTACCAGCGGCGCGTGACCCGCCTGGAAGAGATGCGGCAGGGCATCAGGTAGCAATGCCGTCCTGGCCGCCCTCGCGCGTTTCTGAAGGCCCCGGCCCCGCACCTCACCACCACTGTGCCCGCCCCGGAAGCGTCTCCGGGGCGGGCGCCACTGCGAGCGGGTAACGCTCTACACCACTCCTGCTCGCTGTCTCCGCTACAGGCCTTACCGGGGCTCCGTCTCCAGCCTGGCACTCCCGAAGCAGGGACTCGGCCGCGGGCCGCTGTCAGCAGCAGCGGTCCGCACTCCAGCGGCCTGAAGCAGCACGGCGATGATCGCCAAGGGCACTACGGCGCAGGCCACTGCATGACCGGGGCTGAGTCGAAGCTCCTTCCTCCGGAGCACAGCAGCCACCTGCCACCCACCCCAGCAGACAGCAACAACACCCAACACCAAACCGGCCCAGGCGAGCGGCAGAACATAGGCCGGCGCGCCGGGGCTGTCGTGACATCGGCTCACGAGAGCATGGACATCGTCGTCCGCCACGAACGTCGGGACACTGCACGCCCAGCTCAAGCAGACCAGCCCCAGCGAATACCGGGCCCTGAGCCACCAAGGGAACCGCACGATCTCGCTCACCACCTAGTACCAATCAGGATTCACGCGGACGAAGTGCAGTTTCTGGTGGCCGCGTTGCTCCTGAAACCCGTCGATCCGACCGCCGATGCTGCCGTTCTTCATACCGCCGCTGTGCTGGGTGTACCGGATGTCGCCGTCCGGGGTCACCGCCGTGACGACCGCCGTGTGGTGAACGACGCCCTTCTTGTCCTGCGAATCCTGGTCGGAGTCCTCCTCGTAGTAGACGAGGTCCCCAGGCCTCACCTGGTCCGGCGGGACTTCCTGACCCCCGTGGCGCATCATGAAGTCGTGCATGTTCTGTGCACCGGCCCAGCTCTTCGAGTAGTCGACCCGCTGGGACAACCAACCGTCGCCGGCGTCGTTGCTGCGGCCCCACGTGTCGTCGCCTCGCCAGCCCCACAGGGAGTCTCCCTTGGCCCGGAGGCCACCCTGGTGCAGCGCCTCGGATGCGAAGTTGGTGCAGTTGTCGTCGAAGGCGTCGATACTCGTGTCGTCCCAGTGTTCGAGTGCCCATTGCACCGTTTTGACGCGGTCGTACTTGGCGCCGGGGCCACCGCGAAGCTGAAGCTTCACGTCGTCGGGAATGCCAGGTAGGTTGGCCAGGGTCACCGGATCGGAAAGCATCAACTGCTGGCGTTGGCTGTCAGGTAGCGCCTTCCACCAGTCGGCCACCAGTCGCGGATCCTGACCCTTGGGGATGCCGCCCGTGTACATGTTCAGCTCGACTTGCGAGGCCTCACTCTGGAGGTTGTCCAGCGCCTTGTGCGGATCGGTCTCGCAGGTGGCGGCGCCCAGCTTCCGGAGCTCAGCGGCGGCCTGCTGGTCCGCCTGTATGGCCTCGCGCAGAGCCTCCTGGATCAGTGCGTCGATCTCCTGGACGACGCCGTCCAGGGAAGTACTGGCGCCACCCGAGGGGCCGTGGACCGTTCCGGACGCCTCGTCGACGGTGAGCCCGTACTGCTGGGCCATGTCGAGTGCGGCGTTCAAGGTCAGCTTGGCCCGGGTGATGCTGGCGCTGAGGGCGTCGAGGATCATGGCGACACCGCGCATGATGTCGGCTCCGGCTTCCAGGATCCGGGCTTGTTCCTCCAGCTTACGGCCGGCGGCCTCGCCGATGCGGTCCTTCCAGTCGGCCTTGAGCGGGTCGACGCCGTTGGCGTGGATGTCGTTGACGGCCTGCCAGGATTCCTTGGAAAGGGCCATCCATCCGGTTGCGGCGTCGTCAACGTCGATGCTGCGGGCGGCTTTCAGCGCTGCGATGTCCACGATCAGCTCCCCGCCGCGTTCAGATCAGTCAGAGCTGCGCCGAGGCGGCGGGTGGCTTCCTGGTCGGCCGCGTCGTAGGAGTGTGCCGAATCGCGCAACTGTTCTGCGTAGGTGTGGAGTTGGTCGACCACTGATTTCATGTGGGTCTGCCAGGCGTCGGCGCAGTCCTTGAGTGCTGAGCCGGACTCCCAGCCAGCCAGAGTGGCCGCGGCGGTGAAGCTAGCGTCGAGCCAGTGCCCAGATGCCGGTCCGACCTGTTCGGCGGCATCCTGCAGACCGTTTGCCGACTGCCGCAGTGCGTCCGTTCGGACGTGGATATCGTTCATCTCCCCCTGTCCCCCTATGCCATGGAGCGCTGGTCGCGCCCGACTGGCAGCCGACCATTCTGCCAGCTCAGGGGATACCGTGCGCGTTCGATCGAAAGTTCAAAGATGCACATGGCGAGCAGTAGAGTCTGAGCGCCGGGCCAGGTGAGGCACGGATCGGCCAGGTCAAGAGGGTCGTCCCCGCAGGCTGCCACCCCGTGCCACCAGCGGAGAGTTTCCGGCCTGGAAGAGATTCTTCAAGGGATCGGGTAGCGGCCCGCGTTTACGGCGTACAACAATCACCGGTGCAACACTGGGCGTTGATCACCCCGCGTCACCCGGGAGGACCAACATGCCCACCACCCCCACGAGCCCCTGTCCCGGCAGCTGTAACCGCGCCTGGCGCCAAGCCGAAGAAGCCGGCCTCCCCCACGACTACCAACCCACCTGGGGCCAGCCCGTCCACTGCCACGCCTGCCAGCACCGCACCCGAACCCTCCTCGGCGAACTTCCTGAACTCCTCGCCGCAATATGGCTAGAGGCCACCCACGGCACCGCCCGCCCCGCGGACGTCACCACCATGCGGCCGGCCGGAGTCGCCCCCTGGCCCGGCCAGTCCTCCCGGCTCCTCACGGACCTGATCGTCGGCGGCCTCGCCGAACTCGAAGACGACATCCGCAGCCTTCGGCAACTCCCCGCCCGCACTGCCGATGTCCGCGAAGGCACCGCCATCACCACCACGGTCGCGTTCCTCGACACGCACCTGGCCTGGGCCCTCGAACATCACCCCTGCGCCAGCGACATCCACGAACGCGACTCCGCGAACCCCGCCTCCCAGATCCGCACCTGGCACAACATGGCCACCCGGTTCTGCCGCCGCGACGCCCGGCTGGAACAGCGCGCAGCGCCCTGCAAGCGCTGCGGATGGCGCAGCCTGTTCTTCGCCGACGGCGAGGCCTACATCGAGTGCCGAAACCAAGCCTGCCAGGCGCTCATAGCCGAGGACGAGTACGCCACCTGGGCTCGCGAAGTCGCCGAAACCGACAGGACACAACTTCGCCAAGTCGCTTGACTAGCGCAAGATCCGGCAATGCCGTAATCTCAACCGCAGACAGGCATGCCCTCACGCAGCCTCGTCTCGAAGCAACCGAACCCCGTCGCCACGCCGCGGCGGGGTTTTTGCATGCCCGGGGGGTGAAACGCGGTGGCCATCGTCGACTTCCCGCAGCCGGTGAGTATCAGCGGACCGCTCGACGAGACCTTCTGGACCCCGGACGAGGCCGCCCGCGCCGCCCAAGTATCGAAGGGCGTCATCGCCGCGTGGGCGCACCGCGGCTACCTGACCCGGGTCAACGCCAAGTCGGCCCGCACACCGCTGTACCGCGCGTCCGAAGTCCTTGCCGCCGAGCACGAGGTACGCGGCCGGCGACAGGCTGCCTGATCCCCACGACTCCCTCCGGTGCGGCCACCGTCCAGGCCCCGGCAGGGACAGCCCACCCCGAGAGCGGCGGGCCCGTTCGCCGGCCTGGCACTCCACCGTCCCGCCAGGTCGGCGAACCCGAAAACCAATCGCGCCTCAGCGCGCTCGCTTCCTACTATCAACATCAGCACCGAGGGAGCGGCGGCTCCAACCACTCGGTGCGGGACACGCGTTGGGCGCTGGGCGCAACGGGGCCTGTAAAGCCCTGGCCTTCGGGCATGCGAGGTTCGATTCCTCGGCGGCGCACGTGGGCATGTCTCGGAGCCCTGTTCCGGTTCGCTACCGGGAAAGCCGGGGCACTTTGGTCCGTAGCTCAGTTGGTAGAGCAGCCGTCTCCAAAGCGGCGTGTCGCAGGTTCGAGTCCTGCCGGGCCAGCGCAGTGGAGAGTTGCCAGAGTGGTAATGGAGCGGCTTGCTAAGCCGTCGTCGGGGTCACCCGCGCAGGTTCGATCCCTGCACTCTCCGCGGACCGACGAAACAACCGGGTAGCTCCCGAAACGACGCCGGACAAGGCGAGCACGGCCCTGGCGGTAGCACCGCCATCCACTCGCCCCTGGAAGGTCCGGCATGTGGCGTGCCAAGCGCTCTCGAAAAGCGTGGCGGGTAACACCGTGGACGGGTTCGACTCCCTCACCTTCCGCTCGACCTGCAAGGCGGTGACTATGACCGCCGATCCTCAATGGCGTGCCCTTGACGCCCCGTTCGCCCCGGCCGGCGAGTGGGACCCGATCCCGGGCACCTGCTCCCGCTGCGGCCAGTCCGCCGCACTCGGCGAACGCCGCTGGTGGCACCTCGGGCCGCCCTGCCAAGCCAAGCGCGCCGACCGACTCACCGCACCCCGCACGGCTGAGTTCATCCCCACCCCAACCGGAGGACCCCATGTCGAAGATCGTTGACGAGCTCCACGCCCTTGCCGACCAGCTCAAGGCCGAAGGCCACCACCTCGCCGACAAGCTCCACACCGCCCTCGGCCACCTCCACGGCGACGAGCAGCACCTCGCCACCGAGGCCACCACCGACGCCCACCAGGTCGAGCACGACGCCAAGCCCGTCATCGCCGAAGCCGAGACCGACGCCAAGACGATCGCCACCGAGGCCGTCGCCGACGTCAAGGACGCGGCCACCAAGTAGCTCAACCCGCACCGGACGGAGGCGACATGGCCCGCGGAAACAAACCCACCTGCGGCGCCAAAACCCGCCAGGACGGCTCCGCCGAATACTGCGGCCTCCCAGCTGGCTGGGGAAGTGACCACCCCGGAGCGGGCAGGTGCAAGTTACATGGCGGAAAGACCGTCACGCAGCGCGTTCAGGCCGACAAGATCCGGGCCGAGCAGGAGGTACGCGCCGTGCTCGCCGAACTCGACGTCACCCCGGTCGAGGACCCGCTCACCGCCCTCATGCAGCTCGCAGGGCAGGTCCTCGCATGGCAGTCAGCCACTTCCGCACTGGTCAACCGACTCGGCGCAGAGATCCGATACGAAGGCGTCGCCGGGGGCGAGCAGCTACGCGCCGAAGTCCAGCTGTACGAGCGGGCGATGGACCGCGCCGAGAAAGTCCTGTCGTCGATCGCACGCCTGAACATCGAGGACCGGCTCGCCCAGATCAGCGAGGCGCAGGCTGAGAGGGTGATCGCGGCGATCGACGCCGCGCTCGCCACCGCAGGGGTCACCGGTCAGCAGGCAGTGCTGGCGCGAGGCGTCGCCGCGAGGAAGCTCCGCGCAGTGTGACCTGGAGGAGGTGGAGTGCGCCTCGATCCCCTGGCACTCGCAGCAGACCGGATGGAAACCCCGCCTGCCGACCCGTTCGAAGCTCTGGGGTTCGTTCCCAACCCGGGTCCGCAGACCACGTTCCTATCTCTCCCCGATGAGAACCTGGACGTTCTGTACGGAGGCGCGGCCGGCGGTTCGAAGAGCACGTCACTCCTCATGTACGGCCTGCGAGCCTGCTACCGCTTCCCCGGGCTGCAGGCGTTCTGGTTCCGCCGCTCCTTCCCCGAACTGGAGCAATCCGTCCTGCGGATGCTCGCCCGCTACAACTACGCCCGTGCGCTCGGCGCCCGCTACAACGGCTCGACTCACGAACTCCGTTTCTCCAACGGCTCGGTGTTCACCTTCGGACACGCGAAGAACATCGCCGAGGTATCGGCTCTTCAGTCTGCAGAGATCAACCTCCTGCTGATCGACGAGCGGACCACCATCCCGCCCGACGTCGTCGACCAGCTCTTCGTCCGCGTCCGCTCCGGCATCGCCGGAGTGCCGTGCCTCGGCATCCGATCAGCAACGAACCCGGGCGGCATCGGACACTCGCGGGTCCGCGCCGAGTACGTGGATGCGACCAACCATGGCGAGAAGGAGATCGAGGACCAGAACGGCCGACGCAGGATCTTCATTCAGGCCCGTGTCACCGATACCCCGCAGCTCGGCGAGGAGTACCGGCGCAATCTTCAGGGCCTGGACGAAAAGCTCCGCAAGGCGTTCTTGGATGGCGACTGGGGAGTGTTCGCTGGCCAAGCCTTCTCGGAGTGGCGCTACGACCGGCACGTCATCAAGCCGATCACGCTTCCGCCGAGTTGGCGCCGGTACGGCGGGGTCGACTGGGGCTACACCGCGCCATGGGCCGTTCTATGGGGCGCTGTCGACGAAGACGACCGTGTGTGGATCTACCGGGAGTTGTACGCCCGGCAGGTCGCCGAGTCGGACCAGGCGAAGCGGATCGTCGAAGCCGAGGACGCGGAGACGGTCGCCGCCCGCTACGCGGACGACGCCATGTGGGCCAGCCGCGGCGAAGCAAAGCCCATCGCTACGGTGTACGCCGAGAACGGCGCCCACCTGACCCCAGCCGGCAAAGGACCGGGAAGCCGGATCTCCGGCTGGCAGCGGATTCACTCCTACCTCCAGGAAGCCCCCGCCTGCCCGCATCACCGCGCGCTCGGCTGGCCAACGTGCCCCAAACTGCACGTTTTCCCTCAGGCGGAAAACCTGATCCGAACGCTGCCATCACTACCTCACGCCACCACTGGTGACCCCGAAGACATCGACACCAAGGCGGAGGACCACGCGCCGGACGCACTTCGCTACCTGTTGATCAACCTCGGCACCGGCCCCGAATTCCCGATCCTCGGCCACGACGATCAGGGGCGTGACGAACTGCTCGATCCTCTGGGTCCGTTTGCGGTCCGCATCGAATCCAACACGGCCAACTGGTGGGATGAGCCGGGGCCAACACCTGGGAGGACGGTGGAAGTCCCGTGGGTGTGAGGTCATGGCTGGCAGACACGTTCGGCAGGACCCCGGTAGCCGAAGCGGTTACGTCGGCGGCGCTCCCTGCGAGGACTCCGGCCCGGTCGGGCTTTGAGTTCGGCATCGGGCCGCTCGGCCTCAACGAGTACAACCAGTCCGTCGGCGGTTCCACTCAGACCGACCGGCGCAGCCTCATGCAGCAGCTGTATGAGGCGTATCTGGCGTGCCCGTGGTCGTGGGCGAGCGTGAATGCGATCGCCCGTACGATCACTGCCGGGGGGCTGGTCACGGACTGGGATGCGGACGACGGCGAGGGGGACCAGGAGACCCCGCAGAAGCCGCCGGAGGTTCTCGCCCTGGAGCGGTTGTTCGCGTACTGCAACCCCAGCGAGGACATCCGGCAGCTGATGCGGGCGGCGATCACTGACCTGCTGGTGTTCGGGGATGCGTTCATCGAGGTGGTGTGGGTCGGCTCCCAGCCGGTCGCCCTGTACAACCTGGACTCGCCGACCACGACACCGTTGGCAGACGAGCACGGGCAGATCACCGGCTACGTGCAGATCACCGAGTTCGGGCAACGCGCCGAGTTCGAGCCCCGCGACGTCATCCACATCGCCCTGGACTCGCCCCGTTCTGGCGTGTTCGGTGTCTCCCCGACCCAGGCCGCGCTGCTGCCGATCACGGCCTGGCTGTTCACCGCGTCGACCGGTAAGGAGATCTTCCGTAAGGGCGTGCCCCCGACCCTGCACGCGGACATGCCTGCGGGAATGGCTCCCGCTGAACTGTCGCGCTGGCGGGCGATGTTCATGCAGCAGAACGTCGGACCGCGGAACATCGGAACGCCGATCATCACCAAGGGCGGCGCGAAGATCACCGAGCTGGCGCACTCCCGGATCGCGGACCTGGAGGCGTACAAGAACCAGCTACGGGACGAGATCCTCGCCTGCTACGGGGTGCCGCCAGCGAAGGCAATGGTCATCGAGTCCGGGAACCTCGGCGGGGGAACGGGTGAGAGCCAGGACCGGACATTCCGGGTCAACACCTGCTCCCCGATCGCCGAGCTCGTCCTGGAAAAGATCAACTTTCACATCGTTCGGCAGGGCTTCGGTATCCACGACTGGCACGTGAAGTTCGGCGACGTCGACATGCGGGACTCCAAGACCATCGAGGAGATCCGCGACCTCCGCCTGCGCAACGGTGCCTACACCCTCAACCGCTACCGGGCCGAGATCGGCGAACCCTCTGTCGAAGGCGGGGATGATCCGGTGCTGGTCGACCGGCAGAACCTCGTGATGTGGGCCGACATGGACTCCATGTCGAAGGCCGGCATCGCGGCCAAGCTCAAGGGCACCGCCCTGGAGCCGGGCGAGCCGGTCCCCGGCCAGGCGGTCACCATCGAAAAGCCGGAACCGGCCCCTGTCCCCGCGGCCCTGGCCCCGTTCGCGGGCCAGCACGCGCCTGTCGGCCAGCCTGCCCAGGACGGGACAGGCGACAGGCCCGACAGCACCGAGGCGTGGCGGGCGCTGTACCGGCAGCGGCTGCGTGAGGCCTTGGACATGGCAGCATGACTAGCCCGCCCCCGCCGCTGGACCCGTACCAGTGCCAGGACTGCGGCACCGCCTACCCGGTACCGTCCCTGGCCCGGGACTGCGAGCAATACCACGCACACCCGCTAAGGGCCGAAGACGTTCAGGCGCTGCTGCCCAAGGAGATCGCCTGAGGCGGTGAACCCGGTGCCCAACTCGACCCCCGAGGCAGCCGCCGAGGCCTACGCAGCCGGCGTCGCCGCCGCCGGCGGAATGCTGACCGACAGGGTCATCGCCGGTGCGACCGTCGCCGTCCGCCTCGCCGTCGAGCACGCCGACGATCCCCGGATCCTGGAGGTCATCCTCGACCTCGGAACGCTGGAGGGCCTGTGGGCCCGGCTGTTCCAGCGCCGCGAGGACCTGATCCGCCATCACAACAGACTCGTCGCCAAGACCTGGCGGGAACTGCTGACCGCCGAGCTGATAGCCGACGCGGTCCGCGCGCTACGCCGCACCCACACGGAGCGGCCAGGCCCTGCCGAGTGGAAGCTGGCCGTCGCAGCCGCCGCAGCTGGATTGCTCGCCTCGCTCCGCTCCCGCCCGCAGCTCACCGCGCTGCGACAGGCGGTGCGGGACGCACTCGCGGCCGCCCAGGCCGAGGGCGCGGCCGCCGGAGCGGTCCTCGCCGCCGACCGGGGCGGGCTGCCGCTGCCGGACTGGGACACCGAATTCGACACGGCCCTCGACGCAGTCGACGGCCGCTACCAGCTGTGGGCCGACGCGGACACGTGGACGGGCCGCCTACTCGACCGTGCCGGCTGGACTTTCCAGCGCGCCCTCGGTGACGATCCGGGCGCCGAGGACGACGACGCCCTCACCGACGATGCCCTCCGTTTCCTGAACGACGCCGACAGCGGCCCGGTGCCGTTCACCGTCGACTGGGCCATGACCGCGGCAGCAGCATCCGGTGCGCTCGCCGCCTACACCGCCCAGGGCCAGCGCCAGGCCGCATGGCTCAGCGTGGGCGACGGCCGGGTCTGCCAGGCATGCGACACCAACGAGGCCAACGGCCCCTACCCGCTAATCGAGTTCCCCACCCTGCCCGCCCACCCCGGGTGCCGCTGCCAGGCCGTCCCCGCATGACCGCAGGAGGTCACGTCTGATGCCGCTGAATCCGCCGTACAACCCGGTCGACGGGTTCGGGTTCTCCCTCTCCGCTGGCGGCGACTTTCTGCTGCCGATCGCCGCCGGACTGACCGGGGCGCAGATCGTGAAGCCGTCCCCGGGCCGGCTGGCCCGCGTCGTCCTCGCCTCCGCGAACGGCGCAGCGGCCATCACGTTCTACGACAACCCCAGCGCCGCCACGGGCACGGTGATCGGCGTCATCCCAGCCGCCGCCGCCGCCGGCGCCTACGACTTCCAGATGCCCGCCCGAACCGGCATCACCTTCACCGGCGCCTCCACCAACCCGGCCATGACCGTGGGATACGTCTGATGTACACCAGCCCCGTCATCAAGCGCATGCGCGCCGCCGTCGAAGACGCCCAAGACGACGCCGAGTTCACGGCCAGGCTCATCGACGCGATCGACAACGACCCGGCCGTGCGCGCCGCGATCCTCCGCCTCATCCGCCGCCAGGCCACCCCGACACAGCCCGCGAAGACCGCCACCACCGTGCGAGGAAGGAGGCGCTGATGGCACGCCGCATCGCCACCGTCGCCGGCTACGCACTGCGCCCCGGGGTGTCCCGCAACGGCCGCCTCTACACCGCCGACATGATCGCCGGGGCCGTCGAGCGCGCCCAGCCCAGTCTCGCCACCGGGATCCACCTGGTCGACCGCACGGCCCGGGTCCTGGACCAGCGAACCCACCACGCCGCCGAGGACGACTCCACCCGGATCGTCGGCCGCCTGACCAAGCTGACGTTGGAGGACGACGGCAGCGCCCGCTTCGAAGCCGACCTTGCCGACACCCCGCATGGCCGCACCATCGCCTCCCTGATCGCGCCCAAGGGCGACGGCCCGGACGAGGTTGAGCCGTTCCTGACCGGGGTCAGCATCAGGGGAGCGTGGCGTGGCAAGGTCCGCCGCGAGCAGCACGACGGCCGCCTGGTCGACACCGCTGACGGCCTGGACATCGATGGCCTCGACTACACCGGCCGACCCGGCGTGGACGGCGCGGTCATTGACGGCGTCGACTTCGCCGGCCACCGTCCGCCGGGCGAGTCCGAGGACGACAGCGGGCGGGTGCTTATCTACGAATCCGTGCAGGAGGCACAGGTGACTGCGGTCATCACGGAGGCCGACGCCTCCACCAAGGGGCCATCCGGGGACGTCCCGTACGCGGACCACGGCTACCTGCGGGATAAGCAGAGGAGATACCCGCTCGATACCAAGGCTGCAGCGAAGGCGGCTTGGTGCACGGTCAACGAGGCTGACACCGCCCGCTCCTACACCTCGGCCCAGCTCAAGCGCGTGAAGCAACGAATCGGCAAGGCCCTGCGGAGCTACGGCGTCACCATCGCCGTACAGGAACGGTGGCTGATCGACCAGGCCGCGCCGGTCACGGGCACGCTCGCCGAGTGCTGGGACATGGAGGCCGGTGCCGAGGGATCCCTCTACCTGTCCCTCACGAACGGGCCGACCACGGTCACCGTGAGCTCGCGGGTTCTGGATCCGCATGACCTGGACATCGTCGGCCGCGCCGCGATGGCGGGAGCGTGTGACGCCCTGGCCGGGCTCGACCCGGACATGGACGGTGACATCGACCTGCCGGGTGCTGAGCCCGAGGACGACGATGGCGATGCCAGCGGCCTCGCCGCCACGGAGCCGGGTTCGGCCTGTTCATGCGGCTGCGGCTGTGCGGTGCCTCACCCGATGGCGGTTGCGGACGGATGTCCCTGCGGATGCGGCTGCAACGTCTGCCACGCCCAGAGCGGGCCCGCCGAGGACGCCGAGGAGTCCGCGCCGCTCGTTGTAGCCGGAGACCAGCCGACGGCGGAGCACTGGCAGGCGCTCCACGCCGCCGGGATGCTCCAGCCGGGCACGGTCGTCACCGCCGCGATGGTCAACGAGGCCATGTCACTTCAGCGCCAACCAAACGCCGCGGCCACACCCCAAACCCCGGCGGAAACCGCCGCCGAGACCACTACCAGCAGTGAGGAGGCTCCCGTGACGGAGTCCACCACCCCGGCGGCGACCACCCCGGGAACCCCCGAGAACAGCGTCGCCGACCTGTCGGCGAAGTTCGACAAGCTCACCGACCTGATCGGTGGCCTCGTGTCCGCGATGGCCCCCAAGCCCGCCGAGGCCGCACCGGCCGCACCCGTCGTCGAGCAGGCGCCCTCCGCACCCGCGCTGGTGGCCGAGACCGAGGAGGAGCGGATCGCCCGCCTGGTTGCCGAAGGCGTCCGGGCCGCGCTGCCGCTCGCCGTGCAGGAAACCGTCGAGCGGTACGGGCCGCCCACCCGCAAGGGTTTGGTCCGGCCGGTGGCCGAGACCACCGCCCCCGCAGCCGGTGGCGGCACCGGTGTTTACGGCCTGCCGGAAGGCTGGCCGGACAAGCCGCTGCACACCTACACCAAGGAGGAGCGGGCCCGGTACATGGAGCCCATCGTCGTGCAGACCTTTCTTGGCGACCGCGCCGACCGGGGTTGACCCCCACCTCTCCGCTTCTTCTTTCGACCGCCAGCCCACACAGGGCTGGTGCCGCCCGGCAGAGATGGTCATCCACTGAACCCCAAAGCCCCGACCGCACAGCGGCGGGGCTTTCGCCATCTCTGCCCCCAGCCGGGGCCTGCGTCGAAAGGCAGGTGAGCACCGATGAGTGAGCTGCGCGAAGCACTGACCGCAGCGGGTGCCTCCGCACTCGTACCCAAGATCATCTCCCCGATGCTGCTGGAATACCAGCGGCGCTACTCCCCCATGGTGCGCATGGTGCCGTCGATCCACTGGGAATCGGACACCTACTACTTCAACCAGCGCACCACCGTCGCCTCCGGCGGCTTCGTCGCCGACGGCGGCGCCCGCCCCGTCGCCAACTCGACCTACGTGCAGCAGTCGTACAAGATGGCGCACCTGCAGACGGTGGGCGCCATCACCGGCTACGCGCAGGAAGTCACTCGGCAGGTCATCGGTGACCTGCGCGCCCGAGAAATCGAGGGCTCCATCCGGGGCCAGTACTGGGACATCGAGACCGGCATGCTGTGGGGCAACAGCTCTGCCACCGGCAACCAGGGCTTCCCCCAGTACGACGGCCTGGACACTCTCTGCTCCACCTTCTCCGGGCCGAACCAGAACGCCATCAACAAGTCCAACGGCGGCCTGACAGCGCAGGCCACCCCGCTGTCCCTGAACGCTCTGGACGAGCTGATCGACCTCGTCGAAGGCAACATCGCCGGCTCCGTGTTCGACGACTCGTGGATGTTCGTCATGAGCTCCACGGCCGTCTCGAAGCTGGCACAGCTGCAGATCAGCCAGCAGCGCTACTCGGAGGTCGAGGCCGAGGTCGGCCTGATTGTGCCGACCTACCGCAACATCCCGCTCGTCAAGTCGAGCTTCCTGCAGCCGCGCACCTACAGCATGGGCACGGTCACCACCGCCCAGGGCACCTCTACCACCTACGGCACCCCGAGCCTGCCCAACGCGACCACGTACAAGTACGTGATCACCGCGATCGTCGCCCGCCAGGGCGAGATCCTCCCAAGCGCCGAGGTGTCCGTCACCACCAGCGCCGCCAACTCCTGGATCTCGCTCAGCTTCTCCACGCCGACCGGCCTGGACGGCTCCCAGCCGATCTCCTACAAGGTCTACCGCACCGCCGCGAACGGCAGCTCCGGTACGGAGACCCTGCTCGGCTACGTGGACGCTGCGGTCGGTATCTCCGCGACCGACGGCGTCTCGCCGATTCCGACGATCACCATCGTCGACACCGGCTCGGCGCTGGTCCCGGTCAACGGCTCCACCATCCCCGCGAACCTGCCGGCCGTGTACTTCGGCGGCAACTCGGGGCTGACCCCACCGGTCGGCTGGAACGGCCAGGGCGGCGCCCCGACCGCGAACATCGGCCTGGAGAACGTGTACCTGATGTCTCGCGATCAGGACAACGTGGTCCGCCCCTACGTTCGCGAGATGGTCCCGCTGGACGTCTACCCGACGACCAGCAGCCCCGACTCGCTGCCGTACGCGGTGATCTCGGACACCACGTTCGGTGTCCGCGCGCCGAAGTACATGGCCAGGCTGGCGAACGTGTCGACGCCGATCTGACCAGCCGTCTGACGGCATCTCCTGACCAACCACGCTGGTCCCGACCGCTTTCGGCCGGGGCCAGCGGCATGCCCGAAGGACGTGAACCCCTATGGCTCAGGTCGCACCGATCGGCCTCGGCAATCTCCCCTCACCGCTCGCCCCCGGCCAGGCCGCCCAGGACGGCGCGCAGATCTACGCCTACGGCGGCACCCTCTACCTCCTCGACTCGCAGGGAAATTCCTGGCAGCTCAACGCCCCCAGGGGCGACGTGCTGCCAGGTGATCAGAACCTGCTGGAGTGGAACTTCGACCCGGCGGCCGGCGGCTCGGCCGGTGTCGCATTCACTGCGCAGGCGGTGAACCTCATGCGGATCAACGTCCGCGCCCCGATGAAGATCAGCAACGTCTGGTTCCACCTTGCCAGCGCGGCGGTCACTCTCACTGCCGGGCAGTCCTTCGTCGGCCTATACAACTCGGCAGGCACCCTGCTGTCCGGGTCGGCTGCGATCGACTCAGTCCTCACCGGCACTCCCGGAGCGGTCTCGGCCGCCCTGTCGACGCCGCAGATCGTCGGCGCCGGGTTCTATTGGGTGGCGATCCTCGTGGCCTCGGCCACAACCGCCCCGAAGATCGCTGTCGCGGGCAACAGCGCCGTCAACGCCAACGTCGGCCTCGCCCCGGCGCAGTCCCGCTTCGGCGTCGGTGCAACCGCCCAGACCACGCTCCCCGCGACGATCACCCCGCCGGCGATCTCGAACACGAACGCGCAGACCGCATGGGTGGGGGTGTCCTGATGCCGCGCATCCGCAAGGCCCAGGCTGGCAGCGACTCCTTCGGCAACCAGTGGCCGACCGACGGCGCCATCGTCGAGGTGCCCGTCCATCAGGCAACAGCCCTGCTGGCAATCCGTGACGGCGGATTCTCCGAGGTCGCCCCGGCAGCCGTCGATCCCGAGGACGACCCGGAGAGCCGCTTCGCCGAGGTCGACGTTCCGGCTACCGAAGTCGCCGAAGCGCCCAAGCCCCGACGTGGCCGGCCGCCGAAGACCGCCGCGGCGGACCTGATCGGGGAGTAGCACGATGGCGGACTCGCCCACCCCGCTGGCCACTTCGGCCCAGATGACCGAGGGCCAGTTCGCCGACCTCGTCCGGGACTACACGCCACAGGCCCTGTCCGACCTGATGATTGAGGCGACCCGGGCCTGCGAGGGGATCTGCTCGCGCCGCCTGGCACCCTTCACGGTCACCGAGTCCCACCGGGCCACCGGGATAGACCCGGACGAGTACACCGACGCCTCCAACCTGCCACTCGACCTCATGGGCACGCTGGGCCGCTCCTACGCCTACGCGCTCGGCGCCTCCAGCCTGGTACGGCACGTGTGGCTGAACGAGTACGCCCCCCGCTACCCGGACATGTGGGCGTACTCCAACATGAGCGTGCAGATCGTCCGATCCTACGGCGGCAGCCAGCCGGTCAGCCCGGCCCAGATCCTGTCCACCGAACCCGACCGGGGCCACGTGTTCTTCTCACTGGGCCTGTTCCTGCCAATCGGCTCCGACATCCTCGTCACCTACTCCGGCGGGTACACGGTCAACATCCCGGCGGACCTGGTGCGGGCGAACAAGTACATGGCCGCATCGATCGCCATGTCGGAGATCGACCCGGCTGCCGCCCAGTCCACCCACGACCCGGGTGAGCTGGAGGGCCGCGCGGAGAGGCTGCTGACGCCGTATATGCGGGAGTAGCCGTGGTGTGGGGATCAGGCGCGCGCCGCCAGGGCCGGAAGGTCTCGGCGGCGACCCGCGCGAAGATCAGTGCCGCACTGCGCGGCAAGCACCATCCGCATCGCGGCCACCGGCTCTCGGCCGCAACCCGGGCGAAGATCAGTGCCCGGCTCAAGGGCCGCCACCACCCTGGCCACCACGGGCACCACAGAGGCGGCCACGGACACCGGCATGTCCGGCACGGGCTTCACCGGCGCCATCACCACCTGTCGGCGGCCGCCCGCGCCCGCCTGAAAGGCCGCCACCGGCACCTGTCGCCCACGGCAAAGGCCAAGCTGTCCGCTCGACTGCGGGCAAAGCACCGGCACCTCAGTCCTGCCGCCCGGGCGAAGCTCACCGCCCGTCTGAAGGGCAAACACCACACGCGGCAAAAACCCGGCACCGCGGCGCATCACAACCGGCACGCGCGCCATACCGGCCACCACGCTCACCAGCACCACCGCCGCCACGCCCACCGCAAGCACCATCACCGGCACCACCGACGCCACCACCACAGGCGTCGACACCACCGCAAACGCCACCACCAGCACCACCGCCGGAGATGAACCATGGCCACAACCGCCGACGCCGTCGACCGCGAGGCCGACTGGCTCACCACCAGCGGCGACGGCCTACCGGCCCTCCTGACAACGGCCGGAGGGCCGTTCGAGATCGTGCAGGCCTACTGGCGGCGCACCCCGGCCGGGCGCGCCACCCAGCTCTACGTGATCCGCAAGGCCCTCCACGAGGAGCGGTTCGCCAACGTCCGCCGCATGGCCCGTTACCAGTTCGAGCTGCGAATCATCTGGCCACAGTCCTCGGCCACCGGCGCAGCCGAGGGGGTGCAGCGCTCCCTCG